TATGGTTTCTTCCATTGCTACTGCATCACGTAACCTCACATCTGCTTTGATTCGTATGCCACTTGAGGGTCTTGGTAATGTAATGGATCAAGCAATCTATGATTTAGGTAAAGGTGGTATTGGTACAGCTAGTGCTAATCTTTTTTCAGGAGAAAACTTTAAGAACTCATTTAAAAGTTTAAGCTACTTAACTGCTAGAGATTTAAAAGGACTAGATGATTGGTTCTTTTCTTATGGTAAAGACATGGATAAGTGGCGAGATAAGATGTATGGTCAGCTTAATGAGATGCGTAGGATCACAGGTAAGAAAGAGGGAGAGAGTATAGGTACTGCAGAACGAGTGCTACAGGGCATGGAGTTTGTAGTTGATACAGTAAATACTCCTAACAGAATGCAGGAGTTTCTTATTAGAAGATCTGTTTTCTTTGGTGAGATGCAACGCTTAATGAAACGTGAGTGGAATGCAGACTTCATGGACTTGCTTGACAAGGGTAAGATCAAATCAATTATAGGTAATGATAACGCTATACGTACAAAGACAGACAGCATGACATTTGAACAACTAATGGAGTCAGCAACAACTAAGGCTCTTGACGTTACGTATGCAAAGCAAGCCAACACTCCAATGTTTAGAGAAGCAACTACCTTTATAACAAAGTATGGTGGTACTCTCATCATGCCTTTCCCACGCTTCATGTTTAATGCTCTAGAACTAATGGGTAACTATGCAGGTGGTGCGTCATTACCTTTGACTAGAAAGATAGGTGATTTAATCAGGGGAGATAAGGATTCCTTCAAGTCAGCACTTACCGACATGGATAGACAGAGGATATCTCGTAACCTTGTCGGTGTAGCTGCGGCTATGGCAGCCTATCAATATAGAATGGGAGCAAAGAGTGAAGACTATAAAGTAATAGATGCCGATATGATCGCTGAAGATGCAGGTATTGATACGACACCACAGTTCCCAATGCGACAATACCTATGGGTAGGAGAAGCTATCAAGAGAATAGGTGAGGGTACATTTAGTGAATGGTTTGACATGAGAGATGTGGCTGAAACTTTTGGTGGTACAAACGTGCGTGTAGGTACAGGACAAGTCATCATAGAAGACATTGCAAAGTTTGTGAGTGATGCAAACATGGATGATCTTGTAACAAGTGAACGTATGGGAAAAAGTTTAGGGGATATTGTTGGTAACTATCTGTCATCATGGGCAATACCAATAGCACAGGTATCAGACTTTCAACGTGCAGTAGGCTTACGACAATCTGCCATGAAAGATCCTATAGCAGGAGATGATTTATCTGTAGGATTTGGAGAAACATTTAAACAACAGGTAACAGCACCATTAGAAAGAAGAGGTGTGTTTAATCTACTCAAGCCATCAGCAGAAGAGGAACTACCTGACAAGCAGTATCTATTCCAAAGAGGAGAAACAAAAGATCGTATAGCTCCTGCCTTACGTGCTTTCTTTGGTGTCAACGTAGTTGAAAGAGATAGTGATGTGGGTGAGTGGATGAAATCTATGGGAATAAAAGAATGGAAACAGCAGAGTAGATCAGGTGTACCATCTATAAGAAACATAGAGAACAAACTACTACGCGAATTGTTACCGACATTAAAAGAAGAATCAGAGGAAGTAGAAAAGACTTTTAAAAAAGCATATAAAGACTTACTAAGAGGTGATATGTCTGAATACGACTATGCTAATCTACCTTCTGAATTTGACTATGTAAGAAATGAAGTCAAAGACTTTGTAAAGAAAAGATTGTCAGAACTTAGAAGCACTGTTGCAGATGTAGGGTTCTTACAATCAGAAGCACCTGCGTTACTGCAACAGTTTGCTGAATATAAAAAGTTAGACTCGGCTAGTAGGAAACGTGCAATCAATGTATTCAAGTTGAAACATGGTGGTGAACTACCTGACTACACAAACGTAAAAGATGTAGCCAAGCTAAATGCATACGCAGATTTAAAACCTTAACGCTTATCTCCACTACCCTGTAACGTACCTAGACTTTGCCTTCTCTCAAGCTTCTCAATATTCTGAGCAGCGATTGTGCCTAGAGATGTACTCAAGTCATCAGCTAATAACGCACAATACCACAGAACATCTCCAATCTCTGAAGCTAACTGATGCTTCCAATCAGGGGGAAGATTCTGTACACCATCTCTCATAATCTTTTTTACCTTGTTAGCTACCTCACCTGCTTCTCCTGCCAACCCTAGTGCAGGGTACATGATCTTATGTTCAGGTGCATAGATGGCTGTCTTCTTAGCATTCTCTTGGTAATCATCAAGTTGCATGGAACTGTGCTTTCTCTGTGTCCATGCGTTTGCTTCCTTCTCCAATACTTTTACTCCCTTTAGATTCATACTTCTTTACCTTTCTTAGTCTATCAAAATAGGCTTTGTTAAATCCCCTATTCCATTCACGATATTGCATCGTGTCCTTATGGAAAGGATTAGACAATCTTCCTTTATGAAAATCATCCATGCCTTTCCTATACTGAATCACCAATGGTGCGTCATACTTTCCTAAGTTTCTCTTTGCTCTATTTCCCATATCAAGCTCCTATATCTACAAGTTCACATGAATCACCACTACAGGCAAGTGATTGACTACCTGCAGTAGTATCGGTTTCTTCTTTCAATGCTGACCAATCTATCTTGGTAGGCATCTTTGCTATCATATCATTATAATCTTTCTCTGAACACTCTTGGTAAGGTGCTTGTTGATAAACATGATCAGAGTGTGGTAAGAAAGATACACCAGACATATCAACAAAGTGTTTGAATACAAAAGCACCAACCTCTAGCCACTCACCCTCACGTACTGTTACTGTGATAGATGGCTTGTGTTCACACCAATGCTCTTGATATATTCTCCACATCTCCAACTGTTCTATAGCTGACATCTGATCTCTAGTTACTGATCCTTCAGGTGACTTAACAGGGAAACTGAATACTGTTACCTCGTTAGGCTTGTTAATCTCTGGCTCATTAGGTACACCTTGATCAATCATAAACTGTGTAAGTGGGTCTTTGTTATCACCACGTACAGTACGTATGTAGTACTGCGAGTGTCTAGCATGAATACCACTAGCCGAATCACACAACTGCGATACAGTACCACTAGGCTTAACACATGTGATAGCAGTAGATTGTGGTATACCTAGTAGATCAGCGTACTTCTTGTTGGTATCAACAGCTACCTTCTTAAAGATATCTAATCTCTCACGTAATCCTATATCCTTACCATTAGTTAATGAACTATCCATGATACCTGTAAGACTTACACCTAGCAACCTTTCTTCTTCTGTATTGTTCTTCCATACCTTTCTTAGATAAGGAAAGTTAGTAAGCTTAGATTGTAGTGTACCTAAGATAGTAGCAATAGCTATCTTCTTTTGTAAACTCTTACGTGTGTCATCTTTCCTAACGACAACCTCTGTAAGATTACAGAACTGATAAGGTCTTAGTATAATCTCACTACATGGGTTAGTACCAAAGTCATAGTTAGGATCTCTTCTTCCATTCCTCTTAGCTTGATACTGTGCCGACACTCTATTGAATATACCACGTTCACCTGACTTGGATTCAACTAATGAAGTCCACTCTCGTAAGAATGTTTCGGAATCAGGCTTGTCTGTGTACACTACAGAGTTATTAGATAGTGCCATGTGTGGTGCAGTTTCCCACCATTGTCCTGTCTTGGCATGACGCATACGTATGTCAGACAAGTTGGATAAACTGATCATAGCTGAACGCCTTACACCACCCACAACCACGATCTCACCTACCTTACACATGATACTGTGACACTCATAGCTTGTCAGCTTTCTGCCTACAGCACCTTTGAATATACCTATTGTGAATTTAAACAGATCCTCTAATGGTGCAGGACCTGATGCTCTACCACCAAAGATCTTTAGCCTAGCACCTGCAGGTCTAATTTTGCTGACATCATACGTGGGTATCTCGCCTGTGTATAGCAATGCAAGTAGCATACGAAAAGCTTTTGCCCACCCTTCCTTACTGTCATTTACATATATACAAGTATCACTATTGTATAGCTTCTCTGGTACTTCAGGTAGCTTGTTGATGTAGTTACGTTCAACACTAAAGCCTACTCCTGTACCACACAATAGTATGTACATAGCTTCATCAAAACATTTAACGTCATCGACAGGTAGATAACTACAGTTATATCCTGCAGTATTGTCACGATCAAGTGCCTTACCTGCTGTCATCAAAGCTCTCATGGATGGCATAACCTCTAGATTATATATAGCGTTCCATATCTTTTTCTTTGTTCTTTCATGCATGATGTTATCAACATTTGTTCTTTCCCAAATGTAATCGACATAACGTGTTACTGTTTCTCCCCATGTTTCTCTTCTTCCTTCATCGTCAAGCCATCGTGCATAACGAGAGGTTGCTATAAAGCTTTGATAATCTGTCGGTAATCCCATGTTAATCTCCTACTAATATTTTTATTTGGTTTAAATCTAATCCATCAATATCATAGATGAACGATTCTATTTGGTCTTGTATGTCATCCCCTAGCTGTTCATCAACAGGTACAGGATACTCTTCTGTATCTACATTCAATGTTATATAGATCTTAGCTTTTTTTATTGCCATTGTCAACAGTTTCCATTAGTAATTCTAGATACCAATTAGCTTTCTTTAGATCTTCTATACCATTCTTGTATCTATATCTCCACAAATACTTCATCACATTACCTTGTAAGTAGTATTCAAATCCTTCTCCACATGCTGATCGTAATGCTTCAATACATTCCACACCATACTTGTTGTAA